GACTTTTTGACTAAACCTCCAAGTCTTGATGTTCTACTTTAAATTCAGAGAAAGTAGAAGTCTCTAGGAGTGCTGATCTAGCATTGACTACAGACCTAACAAAAAAGATTCCATACTCAGGAGTAGGGAACTTCTTAATATAGGCAAGACTGTTTTCAAAGTAAGTGCCAAGATTTTTATTATCAGCCTCTTTTAGAACAGTTACCAAAGCTACACAAGTTGCATACATCAAACCATTCTCAGAGACAACCTCAACATCCTCACCATTAACGATATCATCCAAGTTTGGAACTTTGTCTTTAAGAGACACAAAGGAAACAAACTCAATAGCACCAGTCTCACCTATGTCAGCCTCAGCTATCATTTGAACCAACTCTATAGGAGGTTTGGTTTTCAATGTATCTGAAAGCCTAGTCCACGATCTAGGAGAAGGCTGAGGAGTTATGGTTTTTGCATCAAAGACATTTAACCATTCGGGCTGATATTGAATGAATCCTAAGATATCTTGATGAACATCATTTTTGACAGCCCAATTAAGCCAGTCATTCGTATCATGTTCAAAGTTAATCAAAGTAGTCCTTCCTACAACATGACTAGGCAGTTTATTAGAACCCGCCCTATCAGTAGCCCTGTTTGACGCACAGCATATTTTCCACCCTTCAGGTAGTTGATACTCTCCTAGTCTCCTTTCATAGATCAGTTGACCTACGACTGCTTGAACAGAAGTAGAGGCTTGACCATATTCATCAAAGAATAATAAGCCTTCACCACTAATAGGCAAATTGCCTAAAAATGCTCTCTTCTGAATGAAAGCATTATCCACTTCTACAGGAACAGGAACACCACCTAAATCAACACTCTCATACAATGCTAATCTAAATGAGATACTTCCATATTCATCCTTCTTGGGATTAATACAATCAGCAACGATTTTTCTATCTTTGGCAAGATCACTTGTAAGTACATCAACAACTGCTGATTTACCTATTCCTGTTCCTCCAATTAGAAAGGGAGCATTGCCACCCTTTAGTACAGATTTCATTATCTGTAATGCTTGACTTGGTTTCATAATTTTATCCTCCAATTATTTACAAGTTAGTTTGGGATAATTCCCATTAGATACACTCATTGAATATATCTAAGGGGAAGTGAGCAGTTTAAAATCTTGCTCAGGATTGTTGGCTATTACAATAGTCCTTTGCCTAGTTGAAAGTAAGTATCTTCCCACTTCTTTTGTAAGCCTTCTATATCAAGCCTTTCCTCAAGTGGTACAGAGTAATCCATTAAACACTCTATCCCAAAATGGCTTAATTCCCATGTAAGCCAATCTCCACTTTCAAAAATGATTATTTGCTCAGGCGGTATATCCCATGTCAGCAAATCTTCAATGAGTTGATCTATGTCATATCCCCATTCTCTTTTTTCAGGTATGCCTCCCCAATCCTCTACAATTTGCATATTGAATCTGAACTTTAGTCCTTCCTTCTCAGACTTTTCTAAAAGCGTTCTTAATAATGATTTTATAGTTGTTTCAATTTTTAAGTTTTCTTCTTTTTCTTCTTTTAATATAACCATATAAATAGTCCTCCAAGACCATAGTTAGTTTGGGATAATTCCCGATAAGCACACTTGTAATAAATGTACTTATAGCGAATTGAGCAGTTTGTAAGTCTTGCTCAGGACTGAAGAATCAAAATTCACTAAAGTAGGTAGATGGATTACTAAACAAGTTTCCACTTGGTTTTTTGCTTTCCACAAAAAGTGTTGTTGGCACTTCAAGGACATCAAAAAAGTATGCACTCTCAGGCTCTAGCCACTTATCAAGGCTGATTCTCTCCTTGTTGTACTCCTCTAACCACTTATCAAAATTGTTTGTCACTCCACAAAATTGATGTTTCCAGTTTCCATATCTCCAGTAGATCACATACAAAGTTTCTTTGCTTTTCCTCTTTTGTTTTTTCACAAACTTGGTATGAAACTCTTGATATCCTTCTTCACAATCTAGCTTGATCATCTTCTTCTTTGTTTTTCTCTTCTTAGTCATTACGCACCCTCCTCATCTTTCCAATCTTTTCTTACAAAATCGGTAGCATGATACATATGACGATAATAATGAGACTGATAAAGAGAACTCTTTGCCTCTTCCAATTCTTCCAACTCTTCTTGTAAGAAGTGTTCCTCTCCTTCAAGCAAGTCATTATCATTTTCGATTTCATCTTGTAGCCTTTCCAGTTCCTTTTCAGCTAGTGATTCAAGTTGATATATTTGGCTTACAGTTAAGTAAACTATTTGTACTGTTGAACTCATAACACCCCTCCTTTCAACTGGCTTTCAATGAAGTAAGAAGAGTAAGAAGATGCAAGTTTAAGACCTTTTCTAGTGGTATCTCCTAAGCTAATATCCCCCATTGACGCATCATCACTAGTTAGCATGAATCTTGGCAATTCATCCTTTGACCATATACCGCGTTGACCTTTGTATTGCACCCTAAATGGCTTATCAAACTTTTCCAATAAGGCATTAAGCAAGGCTCTAGTTTCGTGTGGAAAAACACCATTTATAAGGCTGACAAATAAATCCTGGTTTTCATTTGTCCAGTATTCAGCCACCTCAAATTGATCTCCGCCACTTCTTCCAATTCTACTATTGCTTGCGTCTTTCATAGCCTTAATTGTTTCCTCACTTCTACTATCAGAGCAAGGGTATGGTTCAAGCAGAAGTTTAGTAGCCCTCTGATACTGACCATCCTCATCAAGCCATTGCTTAGACATTACTTTTACTCTTTGAAATATTTCTGAATCAATTATAGTTCCTGAATCAAATTTTATATCCCAATAGCCATTGTCAGCAGTTGAATAAGGGTCTACATGATTGTCAATGAAAGTTCCATCATCACTGACTGTTATTGCTGATTTTTTAAAGGCATCAGTAGCCTCTTGAGTTATTTTACCCATGTTGTTAATCCTCCATAGATTAATAGTTAAATTGCTAACAGAATTGTTAGCACCAATACCCAACCTTACGATTGGGTTTCATAGCATCTCAGCTAATCATCAGTTGGTTTTGGAATCCAATAACATAATTTTTCTGAACATTCGTGGCAATAGTGAGAGCGTATTAATTCTTTATTGTAATAAATTAACTCAAAGCCTTGCTCATATTCATAAGTTGTAGAAGTTGAGTCAGAATGAACCTCTACTGGCTTATGATGTTCAAGATTAAAAAACATTTCTATCTCACAGCCATCACAAAAGTATTTAATCATATTCTTCTATCCTCCTTGATTCGGTATTCAGAATCATGGCTATTAAGGGAGTAGTTAAAGACATCCTTTTCTATGTTCCACAAAGCATCTTTAAGAGTCTTAGTTGAGCCTTCAAAGCTTTCTCCAGTCCTCCAAGTTGCAATCCCTCCTTCCAACTCTTCCCACTCTTTCGTATCTTCTATGTAGTAATAGTTCCAGTAAGGAGTGATGTAATATCCATCAGCATCAAACTCTTGTTTCTCTATTACATAGTTCCAAGTTTGTAGGCTCGCTCTATCATCTAGGCTTGCATATCTAGAGCCATCAAACTTATACAGCCCAGTCATTACTTTCTTTGGTTTTGTTGTTCTTCTCATTACTCACCTCCCATTTCAATTTCAAGATCAAACCTAAAGTGATTCTTTAATCCAAATATCTTGTGTATTAACAAAGCATTTTTCCAATCTGAGGGTAGCCAGTAGCAAAGCGCCTTTTTAGCTAGTTCCCTTTCTAATTTTTTTGCAGTTTGTAGGTTCATTACTCACCTCCTAATTCGTCAGTTAGTTCGTAATCAGTATCATCATCCCAACCATTGATTAAGTCAGTTAACACCTTGTTGGCTTTCTCTTGATCATCACCAGACAAAGACAAGTAGACCTCTCTAGCTTGTTGACTAGTTAGATTGAATATTGCTACAGCTAATTGTTGACTAAGCCAAGCAACTTTGTTCATTCTTGATTGCATGACACTTCTAGCCTTGAAATAGATATCCTCTCCATAGTCTCCGAAAAGCAAATGACTTGCTTCTCGCTCTAGGTAATCGGTATCTAATAGCAGTTCTTTATAATCGTTTAAATTTTCCATGATTTTAATCCTCCAAGATTAAATAGTTAATTGCTGAATTCATCCTTTAGGAATCTTCAGTAGAGATACACATCTCTATTTCAGACTTCTTTGTGTTTCGTTTTACGCCTTACCTAATTAAGTTTCCATCAGGTCTATGGGTACGCTCTTTTCATTGAGTAATAAAGGATAAAAGAGTTAAGCCTTCAGTTGTCCAAAGTGTGATAATTTCCTGTTGTTCTGTCTCCTAAAAGTTAATTTATATACCTGATATTACTCCATTGCAAGCATATTGCAAGCATAGTAAAGCCTATCTTTAACTGGTAAATTATATTTATGAGTAAAGCACCTAAAAAACCAGAGCTGAAGATAGTCAAAAAAGAGCCTGAATTAACGATCAAACAAAGAGCCTTTGTGAATGAGATAGTCAGAGGAAAGTTAGGGAGTTATAAGGAGGCATATTCAAAGGTCTATGACGTTCAACTAACTAAGACAAACAAGATACCCAAATGGTGCGAGGTAGAGGCATCCAAGTTAGTTGCTAGCCCTAAGATAGCACTAAGCATTAAGAGGGCTATAGAGCGTAAAGAGAGTGGTTTAATAGCCTCTAGCCTACGAACGAAGAACTATGTAATCGAACAGCTATACAACCAGTCTATCTCAGCAGATACCTCAGCCTCTAAGATCAGAGCGTTAGAGTTACTGGGTAAATCAGTAGCCCTCTTCTCTGACGTTGTAGAGACTAAGGAGGCTAGGACTACCATAGACATAGAACAAGACATAGAGGAGCGTCTAATCAGCCTCTTAGACCAGTCTGAAGGGTAGTTTGACCTATGGAGCTGTAGGTATAGCAGAACCGCTAGAACCCCCCTTTTATATAGAAAACACCCCATACCAGTAGACCCCCCACCCCCCTATATATACAACAGTTACCTGACAATCATATATACATAGTGATCTGCACAGGATATGAGTAACTTTCATATACCCCCCCCCTATTTATTGCATTTTGCTAGCTTTTTTTGTATCGTATATATAATTTTTATAGGAAAAGGTGTAGATACTATATACCCCCCATATGGTTATTTTTCAAAAATGTGTTGATTTTCTTGTGAAGTCATGCAAAATGATATAATCGAGAGGTAGATACACATATCTACTATATTAGTAAGTATATACTTAATAAGTGAATACCTAATGTTCTTAGTAAGTTTTTATTTTATTAAGTTATCTACTTATTATTAGGTATACACTTACTAAGTATGAATAAAAGTTTACTAAAACAAATTCAAGGATTACCTCCTACACAACAACAAGAGTTTATTGGCTTGATAGAAGAGTATGAGAGTGCCATTAACAGAAAGAAGTGTGAAGATAGCTTTATGCACTTTGTTGGAGAGATGTGGGCTGCTTTTATTCACGGGAAACATCACGAGATTATGGCTGAAGCTTTTGAAAGGGTAGCTAAAGGCGAACTAAAGCGTTTAATTATCAATATGCCTCCTCGTCATACTAAATCAGAGTTTGCATCTTACTTGTTACCTGCATGGTTTTTAGGAAACTACCCAGATAAGAAGGTTATTCAGACTGCACATACTGCTGAGTTAGCGGTTGGCTTTGGTAGGAAGGTTAGAAACCTAGTTAATAGTAAAGATTTTAAGGAAATATTCCCTGATGTCAGCTTGCAATCAGATAGTAAAGCGGCTGGTCGTTGGAATACCAACAAAGGTGGGGAGTATTTCGCGATTGGTGTCGGTGGTGCTGTGACTGGTAAGGGTGCTGATCTATTAATTATTGATGATCCTCATTCAGAACAAGAAGGAGCAAGTGCTGACATCAATGTATTCAATCGTACTTACGAATGGTATACATCAGGTCCAAGACAGCGTTTACAGCCTAATGGTTCTATCGTTGTAGTAATGACTAGATGGCACAATAAAGACCTCACAGGTCAAGTTGTGGATGCTAGTATAAAGCGTGGTGGTGCAGATGAGTGGGAAGTGATAGAGCTTCCAGCCATTATGCCTTCAGGCAATCCTTTATGGTCAGAGTTCTGGAGCATGAAAGAATTAAGTGCGTTAAGAGCAGAGTTACCTAACAGTAAATGGATGGCTCAGTATCAACAAGACCCTACTTCAGAAGAAGGAGCGTTGGTTAAAAGAGAATGGTGGCAGATTTGGGAAGGTCGTAGTCCTCCTGAGTGTGAGTTTGTTATTCAATCTTGGGATACAGCTTTTATGAAAAACCAAAGAGCTGACTATTCAGCTTGCACTACATGGGGTGTTTTTTACAGAGAAGATAAAGATGAAGGAAAGTTTGCACCTAACATTATCCTTTTAGATGCTCACAAAGAGCGATTAGAATTTCCTGACCTAAAGAAAAAGGCGATGGAAAAATACACAGATTACAAGCCAGATGCTTTTATTGTAGAAGCTAAGGCTGCTGGTATGCCATTAATATTTGAATTAAGGGCTATGGGCATTCCAGTACAAGAATATACACCAAGCAGAGGTAATGATAAGATATCTAGAGTTAATGCGGTATCTGATTTATTTGCATCAGGCGTGGTATGGTGTCCAGAAACTAGATGGGCTGAAGAAGTCGTAGAAGAGTTTGCTGGATTTCCTAATATGGAACATGACGATTTAGTTGATAGCAGTACGCAAGCTCTGTTAAGATATAGACAAGGTGGATTTATATCATTACAGTCTGACGAAGAAGATGAACCATTAGAACACAATCGTATTGCAAACTATTACTAGGAGATTTAATTGGCTATAGAAAGAAAAACAGCTACACCAATAGAAGGAACAATAGAGCAAGACCCTGAAGAAGAAGGACTTACTATTGCTATAGAAAATCCAGAGTCATTAGCTATTGAAACAGATGATGGCGGAATGATTATTGATTTTGATCCAAATGCTAGCACAACTGGTGATGAAGAGTTTCAATCCAATCTAGCAGAATATATAGAAGAAGATGAATTACAGAAACTAGGTAATGAATTAATTAATTCTTATAGTGGTGATAAAGACTCTAGAAAAGAATGGGAAGAAACCTATACAAAAGGTCTTGACCAAATGGGTTTAAAGATTGAAGAACGAACTGAACCCTGGGCTGGTGCTTGTGGTGTGTTTCATCCAATGTTGAGTGAAGCCGTTATTCGTTTTCAATCACAATCTATTTCTGAAATGTTTCCAGCACAAGGTCCAGTAAGGACTAAGATTGTTGGCAAAATTACAGAAGATAAAGAAAAACAAGCACAAAGAGTACAAGATTATCTAAATTATCTTCTTACTTATGAAATGACTGAGTACAGAACAGAGACTGAGAAGATGTTATTTTCTTTACCTTTAGCTGGTTCAGCCTTTCGTAAAGTTTATTATGATGAAGGCTTAGGTAGACCTAGTTCTATTTTTATTCCAGCAGAGGATGTTATTGTTAATTATGGTGCAAGTGATTTAGAAACTTGTCAAAGAGCTACTCATTTAATGCGTAAGGCAACAAATGAAGTACGCAAAATGCAAGTAAGTGGATTTTATAGAGATATAGAATTGCCTGAACCAGATAATACTGAATCCGATATTTCAAAAAAATATAGTGATTTAACAGGTGAGTCAAGCACATTTAATTATGATGATAGACAAACCATTATTGAAATGCAGGTTGATCTAGACCTTATTGGTTATGAAGATAAAGGTGAGGATGGCGAAGAGACAGGAATAGCTTTACCTTATGTTGTTACAATGGATTACCCAAGTGGTTTAGTGCTAAGTATAAGAAGAAACTATTACGAAGATGATCCAAAGAAATTAAGAAGAATGCACTTTGTTCATTATCAATATCTTCCTGGTATTGGTTTTTATGGCTTTGGTTTGATACACATGGTAGGTGGGTTAGCTAAATCAGCTACATCTATACTAAGACAATTGGTTGATGCAGGTACTTTATCTAATCTTCCTGGTGGTTTAAAAGCTAGAGGACTTAGAATTAAAGGAGATGATACTCCGATTATGCCTGGTGAGTTTAGAGATGTTGATGTTCCTGGTGGTGCAATACGAGATAATATCACCTTTTTACCTTATAAAGAGCCGTCAGGAACTCTTTACCAACTATTACAAACAATTGTAGAAGAGGGTAGGCGTTTTGCTA